CCAATACCCGTCAAAAGGTCGCAAATTATTAAGAGCGCGGAAAGAAGGGGTGGTGACCGGGATATACAAGGAGAAATAAAAAAGAGAAATACCCTCCACGATACCCTACAGACCATATTTTTATTATTAACCCGTTATACATTTGTTACAATGGTAATAGGGATATCAAAGAGGAAAAGCAGTGATATGAATAACCGGGAAGGGGAAGACCCTTTGGCATAAAGAAGGGGATGCCCGGCCCCGGTAACATGATTATAAACCGTCAACCTATAACTGTCAATTTGCAAAGAAGGGGGAAGAGGCATATAACAGACAATATGACGTAAGGAACGGTCCTGGAACGGTTATTGTATCATTGTACAACGTGGAACAATTATAAAAACAACATATTAAAAGACAAAAGATTATGGAAAAAGATTTGAGAAACAATGTAAAGTTCATCTTGTTCTGCACGGAATGCTTACAGGCTGGCGTGGTAATGACACCCAAAGAATATGAAGCGGCGTTCATGGCGGCAGAAAAGTTCGAGGGATTTGATGACAAGAGCTTCGAGAACATGAAGCCGGAACAGTTCGCTCCACGTATGAATGCTATGCTGCAGGCTATGTCAAAGAGAAAGCAAATCATTGAAGGACTGACATTCAACCTGCTTACAAAGAAAAGCCTGGGCGAACTGATAGACAGTGATTTGGTGGAAGAAGTGATGAAGGCAAAGCACATAGCCGCAGCGATGGCAGATGAGATGCTGGAACCGGACGAAAAACTGGAAAAGGTTGTGACTGACGGAAGACGTGTAATCGAACACTTCATAGACCAATGGAAGAAAGCCCCTATTGAAGAGGAAAAGAAAGAATACGAGCCAGAAAGTGATGCGGAAATTGTAGAATAAATCTTTCTATATACTTATTATTTTCACAAAAGCCCCGAAATGGGGCTTTATTATCAAGCAGTTATGGACAAGTCGAAATTAAAAGAAGCAAATAGGTTGCACAATAAAATCGAATATTTGAAAGACCAATTAGAGCGAATTTCCGGATTTGAGATGGAAGGGAAGATACAAATAACGAACTCCTGCGATTCCTATTTCTATATTGACGAGGATATGGCGAAAACCCATTTTCCGATGATAAAAGAGAGTATAGAAAAGGAGCTGGAAGAGTGCGAGCGATTATTTTCAGAACTTTAGCTCGTTTTTGAGATAAAAACACTATCTTTGTTGACGTGATAGATAACTGGTAAGGTTGTATCGCAGTTGTATTTAAAGGTTAACAAAGGCGGTAGGGGTTGCAAGTCTATTATGGCTGGGGGTGAAAGCTTGGCTGAATGACTGCAACCCCTATTTTATTATCTAATTTATTTTGTATTATGGAAAGAAAAGAGATTATTGGAAGACTGGGAAGGCATTTCACGCTTCCCGAACTTGTATGCCCCCACGTGTATAACAAGTATTCAGAATCGCAGATATGGAGCTTTTTCACGACCGAAGCACTGGAAACGCTCCTTGTATTGAGGGAGGAAATCCTATGCAAGCCCTTCATTATCAACAACTGGAAGAACGGAGGCAGCTATTCCCAGCGCGGTTTACGATGCAATGTGTGTGTTCTATGCAAGGAAAAGACAATGCTTGAAAAGCCATATATGAGCGCCCACGCCTTGGGTCGTGCATTCGACGTTACTGTGTCCGGTATGGAAGCGGAAGCGGCACGGAAAATCATTGTGGACGATTCCGACAAGCTTCCTTATCCTATCAGACTGGAAGACGGTGTTAGCTGGCTGCATGCGGACACTATGGACCTATGCGACGGTCAGAAGGTGACGCTATTTAATGCGTAAATATATTTTACTATATACAGAAAGTATTTTCCCTTATAGGGCAATCGATACTACAGTATACTGTAGCCGCGATTTTGCAAATTTCGTATTTTTATCATTTGTAAATTTAAATTGAAATAATTATGTATCCTACTAAAGTAAGCATAGCAAATAACAAGGGTTTTGAGAGTATAACGGCGATTTCACGCGCTTTCGAGGTCGGCACGCCAGCCGAAGATGTGGTACTGTCAAAGTACACCTTGGTTCCCGATGACAAAAGGGCGTTTCTTATTATTCCGTTGACGAGCGGCACTGTCAAAGTACACCTTATCGGTGAGACTGGTCCAGATACATACACCATTTCCGAGACTGAGGTTTCCGCTTATATGGGTTCTCCTATGCCTTATCTTATTGATAAGGTGTTTGTTGACGGTACTACTGCACAATTTAATATAGGGTTATGATTGGGGCCGGCACAAGCCTTTTGTTTGACAGGAGGGCCGGCAAGGCCGGTCCTCCTGTTCCACCCTTCAATAAGGCTATGGTGGATGCATGGTTTATGAGTGGGCTTTCCAATAATGACAGACCCTCTTCTGTTAGAGGGGGGCAAAAGGAAATGATTCAGCTCTTAGGAACTTCGCCTGCTCCCTTTCTTCTGGATTCGGGAAATATACAGTAGATTTTACAAAATATACCGGAAGCAATACAACATCTAATTCTATTTCAATATATAAAGAAGCGGGAATAGATAAAGGATTTGCTGCGATTGGCTATAGGCAATTGGAATCCGATATTCCTTCTTATTCTATAGAAATCAAAGGTCTTGATTCTGGACAAATATTGTATTATTATAGAAACAATGAAGGTCTTGAAAAGAATGTTACTTATAATAAAGACGGCATATATGAACTTCCTATATGTTACAAAGAAGGCGAAAAAGGCATCAGTGCCGGATTCACTATAAATTCTGTAAATAATATTACCATCACCCAACTGCCATCTGCCTATGAGGATGCACTGGTATTCGATGGAGTGGATGATTACGGAATATGCAACAATCTGCCTATATTGACAGACTATACGGTGATATGCAGGAGAGTGATAGAGAATGATACTAACGTTGTTGCCTCAAAATCAGTTGTTGTTGGTAATGGAGCGTTCGTTTTTGAATACGGGAATAATGCTACATATTCTTTCAGTGAATATACGTCTGGTCTGGCTGTAAATTTAAAAGATTCCGTTTCGTATCAAACTAAAAATTCCTATAATGGGAGTACGATTACGGTAGGCAATGCAGACGATACCGATACATTGACTTCAGGTATTATAAGAAAGGGAGACAGTAGACTTCTGGAAGGAGCCGTCTACTATCTTGCCCTTTATAACAAGTCACTCACACCCGAGGAAATTGAGACCGAGAAGGAAAGGCTTAATGAAGAATGGCTGAAACGTAAAACTGAATAATATGAAGCGGTTGGTTATACCTATAGAAGAATTAAAAGAATCTGATAAGGACTGGGAGATAAGACGAATGAGTAACGGCGGCACGAAGGCGTCGTTACATGAAGAGACGTACAACATGCTTGCACCTCCTATCATGATGCTTCCGGAAGGTGAAGAAGTTGCGGAAGAAGTCGTCTATCCTTATCCTTTGATGGATGAGAACGAGATAGCGAATTCTGGTGATTGGGTCAGTGACAAGGTGGTTTGATTGTTTTCGGGGTGCCGGGAATTCGGGTGTTTTATCCGGTTCCCGGTTTTTCATTTTCTCTATTTTATTGTACACTGAAAAACAATTCAATTTTCAGAGTTAGGGTTAACTGTCTGATAATCACATACCATTTTCTTCTATTTCCGAAAAATATAATGTCACTGAAAGAAAGGTTATGTTAATCTTATGTTAAAACGACATAAGCACTTGCGTATGTCTGATTAAGCACCTATATTTGCAATGTGATAAGGAAACAAGGTCAAACAAATTAAAAGAAATAAGGTTGTGAAAGCAGAATTTTACAAGGTGAGAGGTACGGGAATGGAAGAGATGGTGAAGAGAGGCAATAACAACGAAATCTCCTCTATGATTTCCAAGAAACAACAAGCGCTTGCCGAGGCACTTGAAAATGTGGGGTTCTATAAGTCTATCGGGAATATGGAGTTTGCAGCCAATGAACAGAACCGCGCCAACCTCCTTCAAAGACAACTCGAAATGCTGAACAAATAAAAAGATAAGAGTCATGAAGATAATGGACGTTATCAAGGAAGTAAGTTACAAAGGTCACACAATAACAATGTTTGAAGATGGCTTTCACCAAGAATTCGCCATCATAGATGGTGATGAATCAAAGCTGTATGATAGCATTGCGGATGCAAAGAGAGTTGCCAGAGGCGGGCGGCCTCATTACGAAATCAATTAACCCGGTAGCCTTCGGGCTGCCAATAGAACAAATAATATGGATATAAAAGAAATATGCTTGCTGATAGCACAGCTAAAGAAGGAGGATGAAACCAATTCCCCGGAAGAGAAGGGATTCAACCTTAAATGGATTGAAGCCCTAAAAGAAAGTATAGATAAATCTGTTAGAGACGCAATGAAATCCTTTGGATATCCGGTTACATTCAAGCCACTTTTTGATTACGATTTCGGTGCCAACCATATGCGGGCCAGTGATAAGGAAAGCGGTAAACGTCTTATTCTCGCCGAATTCTAAAATTCTTTATATTATGAAAAAGCAGCTTATAAATTTCTTTCACGGTCGTTTCGGTAATAAAGTATTGAAAGCCAGATATCGTGAATGGTGGGTGCGTTTCTGGTACGGAGCAGGCGCGCTCACTTGTACCCTTCTTTTCTTCGGAATGATACAGTTCTTGTCCTGGCTTTCTGATTTGATTAATTATGTTTTCTAATAAAAATATTTTACAATTATGAAAAAGATTTTGTGCGACAAAGACGGGAAATTCTTATCCGTTCATGAAAAGAATGAAACTTTTGTAGAGCTTAAGGATGGTGACTATCTGACACACGAGGACGGTTGCATATTGATATACGAGGAATATGAATGTAAAGAAAATATTTCTGGAATATCTTATCATGTTTATTTACGCAATAATAAATTACATTTTCCTCAAACTGAAATGTCATTTTCTTACTATGATTTTATCCCATCTTACAGATTTTCTGCGGAAGAAGAAAAGAAGCGTATGAGCAACGCGCTTGCCGAAAAAGGATTGTTCTACAATATAAAGAGCAAATGTATAGAAAAAATTCGGCGGCGTGCCAAGAAGGGCTACATGTATTATTACATTGATTTCAATGGCCCCGATTCCTTTTGCGTGGCTTCCCGTACAGAAACATTCGATTATATAGACGAATGCAAGTTTAATGCTCACAGCTATTTCCGGACCGAGAAAGAAGCCGAAAGGAAACTGGACTCAATTAAAAACATCCTCAATGATTAAGAAAGAATGTTACATCTGGGTCGGACAGATTGCCGAATACCGGGGAATGACATTGCGGAAGGTCCGTCCGGGGAAATATGTTGTCATTTCCCCGTGTTCCCTGGTTTCGAGACCCGTATATATTGACAAGAACGAAAATTTGACCGTTCTTTAGTATTAATTATTTGTTTTATTTTTATATATTTGCAGCTATGGTAACAGCGATATTTATATGTCTCGTTCTTCTTACAGTAGTCCTTATCATTCTTCTTTTGTGGTGTATAGGGACGGTTACGGGAATTCAGAAAAGAATGGACGCTCTTCTTTATGCGGTCTCCTATATAGACCTTATCCAGAGAAAGCGGTTTATCCGGTATCTGGACCAGCTTTCCCGGAAGATGAGTTGTAACGGGGACGAGACGGAAGACAATCAGAAACAGTTCCTGTTCCATTTAAGCCAGGAATTGACGAACGAGATAAAAAGGATGGAAGACGATTATAAAGACTTGATATAATGAGTAAGAAAAACGAATTTACATACAAAAAAGGGTGCCAATATATAAACTGGCTCTGTATTTCCAATAAACTTTTCTTGCTTCGTGATGATGACAATATAAGCGACGAAGACAAAGCATCCATTTCACGCGCCCTAAAATGCAAGACAGGCGACATCCTTTGTCTTGTCCTGGGACGGAACATCAGCTATTTCGGATATAGTAAGCTTATCGAAGACATGGGAGGACGGACGACAGAAAGTATGGTGCAGTCCAAGAACCCGGTTTTTTCTTCCATCTACTGGACTGGCGACAAGAAAGCGGCTATCGAATCTCACACCATTTTCATTCCCTGGAAGGAGCTTAAGGAGCTTATCAAGGATTGGGATTACCCGGCATACTTTCAGCCGGAAATCGTTTAGAACCTTCTTTCTCTAATTTAAATATTTGTTTGACTGACACCCGGTTACGCTCTTCGCGAAAGAATGTTTCCGGGTGTTTTATTTGGGGATTATATGTTAATCTTATGTTAAAATGACATACGCACTTGCTTATGTCTAAATAAGGTCTTATATTTGCAATGTCTTCTTAAAGGAGACAGCTAATTAGGTCAAACAAATAAAAAGATAAGGTTATGGAAAATGAAATTAAAGTTATCAGAGGTTTTGCGGTTAGCATGGGAAATGATTATGTGGAGTTTTTCAAGAACATCGAAGATGCAAAGAATAATTACGAAATGATGAAAGAACGTTTTGTCGGTGTCCGTCTCTATTATGCCAAGAAATCCTATAACACTAAAGGTTATCCAAACGTAAATATTTCTTTGGTAGAAGTTTACCGTAACAATTATGGTCTTCCTTATTAATTGATAATTGTCAAACAAATAAAATCTTTACAATCATGGCAAATATAGACTTTTTCAAGAACCCCGATTCATACGAGGTATATGTAACAGTCAAGTTCGGAATATGGAAAGTGGCAGAAATAAGCCGTTTTCCGTCCCCTGCGGACATTCTTCACGGCAACATCATAGAATATACCGAAAACAGACACATGTGCTCCGGAAAGGACATAAAAGAGATTGAAGAATTTACTATTAACAACGTTATAAACACTATTTTAAAATGAGAACATTAAGCAAAGGAAACTACCGGGCAGTATATGACCCGGCAAAAGAAGAAAGCATGAGTATGATTGCCGTCTACAAGAAGAACCTGGACGGCACGTTATCCCTAATCAATAAGGAGATGGGGAATGAGACGGACGAAGAAAGTCTGAAAGAAAAGGCAGTAAAAATTATTAACGAACTAAATAAAAAGGAGGATTAAATTATGAATGCAGGTATCGTATTTTTAACTATCATTATTTTTATCGTTCATCTTATGTTGAGTGCCGAAGTAGGCTCTACGGCAGAAAGGATGAACAGGAGTTTCGGTGTATGGATGCTTCTGGCACTTATCATTTCCCCGTTTATCACAGCCATCTTTGTTCACTGCCTGGGACCTATTCCAGTTCTTGAAAAGAAGGAGAAAGAGGACGATGAAGCCGAGAAGTAACAGGTATATCTATTATTATGACAAACGGTCGAAGAACAAGCCGTACCGGGTTATAATAGAGGTTGAAAAGAAGAAGTACAATATCGGTTATTTCCGGACCGTGGAAGAAGCAAGAACAGCCCGAGACGAATTCATTAAAAATCATTTTTCCGTCTCCATAAGCTGGCAACGGTTACAGGAAATGAATGTGATTGTGGATAAGATTGCCGAACTTTCGGAAATTCTTCTCTCCTATAGGGATATTTCCACAAATGAGGTTATTCGGAAAATCGGGAATATCAAGCAGAACGCGATTTCCATAAAGAAAGTTATTGCATAAATATTCACTCAATTTGTATAATTATTCATTTTTGTTTTGTAGTATGAGAACCTGGGTTTAGCGAAACCCGACAGACTGGGACGTTGTGAAACGTCCCTTTTCTTTTTCTAAATCTTGACAATCGAGTTAATAATACTTGAAGAATGACAAAAAACCATAATCTACCAGTCCTTTTTCTACTGCATTGGCTTCTTGTTCAAACACGATTGCATGGTAACAGTCATGGTTTATAGCCTGGATTCTCTTAATCCATTTCTTTATACCGCCACTGAAACCCGGGTGATATTTGATTAAGGCTCCTATTACACGCACGAGCCATTCCAGGGCGTAATACAGATAGAACGTCAACGGGATAAGGAGAAGTAGCCAGGGACACGAGAAAATGCCTGCAAGACCGCTAAAAAGCACGGTTCCCGGTATCATTAATGATTTCCACTGGTAGGAGTGGGTTTCTTCATGTTTTAGGAATTCTTCGTCGTAATACTCTTTCGTTTTCTTGCAAAGCAACCAGCAAAAAATTAGAATTGCGGAAAAGGTCGGAATGATAATTTTCGCAATTTTCGATTCATAAATCACTTTCATATTTTTACAATTTTTAAGATTAAACATGTGTAAAGGTAGGCTTTTTCGAGGAAATTTCTGTCAATATTTATTACTATTTATAACTATCTGGAAATCAATACTTTGACGTTTTACCATAAGGGTATTATCTAACCCCTAAAGGGGTACGTAGTTCCCTTTCTTCTTTTACCCTTACGGGTATATTAATAGGAGGAGGAACTGCAATATAGCAATAGGGGGTTTGGGGGAGGAAGGGGAAAGAGTGAAAAATGGGGAAGGGGGATAAAGTGAGATATGGAAAGTGTTAACGGAAGTAAAAAAGAAAGGGGAGACGAAGCGAAAGAAAGAAGGCGAAAACAAGAAGGGATTTTGGGAAAAAGGCGCGCCCGGCAAAAATTTTCTCGAGAAAATTTTGTGGATTGAAAAATTATCCCTATGTTTGCAGTGCTTAAACATAGCGGCTAAGGTCTGATGAAGATTTGGGAGCCGCAAAAGAAAAAGGGGTTGCTCTTTAGTTTCCCACTAAACATTAGCTTCTTTTTGAAAAATCCCCTTTTTCTTTGTTTTTGTTTAGCAAGAAAGAAGCTAAAAATTAGTGGGCGTCCTTAAACAAGACATAAAACCAAAAATGGTATTTGTAGAGTGGGAAATTAAAGAGAAGCGTATGAAAAAAGATACAGAAAAATCGGCATCATGCCAGGACATTTCAAAAAAGATTAAGTCTCCTATTAAGGATTTGAAGAGTATACATACTATCCAGGATTACGAGTATTGCTGCGTATTGTGCGCTATTAGATTGATAAACAACAAGTATTGCAAGAGAAATCAGAAAAAATATCAGTATAAGACGTTTTGGAAAAGAAGTTTTACTACACAAGAACTGTCATTGAAGATTGCGGAAGAAGTGGGTATTTCCTACAGAAAAGCGAAGGATTATATCAAGTTTTTAAGATTGAATGACTATATTAAATTTCCCGAAAAGGATGTATGCACAATCATAAACAAGGATTTCAAGGATGTAACGGAAGAGATGTATTTACCGGATTATTTGCGTTATGTGATTAAGGAGAAGGGGGTGAAATGGTCTCCTATTTTTACAAGGATATTGAATTACATTTCAAAGAAGATAAGATATTACAAGTATTGTAAAGAGATTGCGGAGTATAATTTGGACGTATGGAATGACGAGGAATCAAAGAAAGACGAGATTTTAAAGATAGTTGAATGGCTGTACAATAACGAGGACTGGAAGGAATCGGATTATGACAAGGTTTATGAAAAGGCTGTAAAGATGGCGCATAAGCACGCATTAGAGGCAATAAAATGGAACAATTGCGAAGTATCGTTCTATGAAAGCCCTAAACGTATTGCAAGCCGTATGAAATGCAGTGTAGATACGGTACGGAAGTTTATAAAGGCATTGAAAGAGATTTTTGGAGAAAGAGTATACATGAAGCCGGAAAAGGCGACTAAATCAATGAGATACAACCCTAATTTGAATAACTATACAATAGCATTGCCGGACAGGGAAGAATGGAAGAATATGTTTGCAAGAAGATTCGAGAAGATTAAGGAAGGTGTTTCAAGGGTAAAGGATTCTGTTTATTATCTCAAAAGAGTTTGGTTCAGAAAAGAAAAGGGTTATTTGTGGGAAGACAAGGAGTTCAATAGAATAGCAAAAAGAAGTGCTGCTGTAACGTGTGGAGAAAAGGAATTGCCGTGCAAAAAGAGGTTGAGTTTTTATCACACCCTAAAAAAGAACTTGGAATACTGGGAGGACAATTTCGAGAAGGAAAAGGAAATAGAAGAAGAAAAGGAACGTTTTTATAAGTCTGAAATACAAAGGGAGCTTGAAGAAAACGGTAGAATTGATTTGGTGGCGAAATACCGCTGTCACGAGGCACCGGAATATGAGGGTTATAATGCTAATGAATTTGAAGCATATAGAGTATGGAAACGGTAAGTGAATACATATACAATGACTATGAGACCGAGGACGTAGAACTGTACGCAGAACAGATGATACGGGAACGCATAGCGCGTGACGAGAAGCGACGCGAACAGATAGAAAAGGCTTTGGCGAAAGCCGAAAGGACCAGGAAACGGGTAGAAAACAGAAGACGGAAGTATATAAAGGCAAACCCTATCCGCGCGAAGTACAAATACCCGGTATTGGATAAATATTCAAGTTAAAAGCTTGGTTATTTGACTGATAATGCCTATTTTTACCGTTGTAATTGCAATTTCGTTATAACTTAAAAAGGCATTATTCATGGATAATAATAGAAAAGAAGAGAAAGTGTTCGGACGTGCACAATTTGAACAATTTCTCATTGACAACAACTACGAAGCGTTCACCGCAAAGCAGGTAGCGGCTTTTGCTACTGATGTTTTGAACAAGTCAGAAAACAACGAGATGGACGAGTTCGAGAAAGCATGTGCGGCTGCGGACTGGAAATCATTGGAAACGGTTAAAGTGCTGAATGACATTTACGAGGAAGAACCTATGTTCATAAGACCTTCACAGGTGGAAGTGATACCTGGAAAGGAAGGTATCTTCAAGTCAATGTCCGAGAACCGGAACATGTTGCGATACAAGGAAACACCTCTGAACATTTTCAAGGGCATAGCCGGAATGTGCGTATCTGATGATATAGAGAAGGCACGGAAGGGCGAACCTATCGGAACCGTCAAAAGCTGGGGAGGGAAGGAATACGTGAAGACCGCGAACGGCTGGGTACGTCGCCAGGGAATCAAGACAAAGGAGGCCGCGAAGGAGGAGGAGCCGGAAGAAAAGAAAGGCGGTTTTCCTACAGTTGAGAAACTTGTGGCTGCGGCCGCAAAGTCGGGGCACAACCCTAAAGAGGCAGAGAACGTTATCAGAGAACGCTATGACTATCTGAAAAAGAAATATCCGGAAGCCTCACCAAGTAAACTTGTACACATTGCATATACAATTTCCTAAAATTCCGCCGCATATGATTATGGGAAAACTACATAAAATAAGGGAATACGTAATGAGTTTATATTTTCCCGTGTTGCTGAGCATACCTATCTCTTTTTCCAACACGACATCCTTCATTGAGAAATATGTGTTTCGGGACTGGGAGTTCTTGAAATACCTAATGATTCTTATAGTGATAGATACACTTGTAAGCTGGGTATATCATATCAAGAACAAGGACTTTTCAAGCAAGGGCTTTTCAATGATTATTACGAAGCTTTTCATTTATTCCGCTATTCTGATTGTCTCGCATGTGATGGGGAACTTTACTGTGGAAGGCGGCAATGTGGAGATATACGCATGGTTCCGTGCTGTGGTGTGCAATGCGCTTATAATACGTGAATCAATCTCAATCGTGGAGAACGCGGCAAAGGTAAGCCCCACTTTGGTACCGCAGAGAATAAGGAAATATCTGTCTGATTTCGACGAGTTCGGGGATAAGAAACCGGAGACGATGAAGGGAATGAAAGGAGAATGACTATGGCGCAAGGAAATTATTTGCCCGGAACCTATTCAAGGGCTGGAACAGAGGAAAACCCGGGCGCATACCTTGGAGGAGATTCGGGCGGTACTTCACAGACAATGCCGCCAAAGGTGAAGAAGGTATGGGTGCTGGAGCACGACAGATGGAACATGCGCAATTATTGGATTTCTGGAGGGAAGTTCAGTATTCCGGCAGTATGGGTACTTACCAAAGGAGTTTGGGACAACTTCGGCAAATGGATGAAAGACGGATTTTGGAGAATGGGGCAGCTCATTTTCTCTACAGACAATATTTGGCATGATAATTTCGTATGGCATAACGATTTAAAGTTTAAATTTTAGAGATTATGAAAAAAGCAGTTTTTTATCAAATACAGGACGGTGATACCGGGGCACAGGTTGCACAGGGATTGCAAGGCAATTTCGAGGCTTTGCAGCAGGAGATAGAGGCAATCCCCACCTATTCTTTGCCTATTAAGATGGACCCTAATAGTGGAATTATCAACAGTGAGGAGGACTATAACAGTATTCTCCCCGAATCCTATCTGACGGAATATCCGTGGCAGGCTGAATATGCAGGCGGTCTTCCTTGGTTATGGATGAACTTCAAGGCGAAGGTATCGGAAGGTACTCAGATTTGCATTAAGCATAACAACAAGTTCTGCGAGTTCACCAACATTCCAGAAACTATCGGCACCGTATCTGTCAACAAGAAGATTCTGACAATGAAGGAGAAGAACGAATATCTGGGTTTCGAGTGTCAGAAGGATTTGGGCGTACAGAAAGTGGACTTGAAAGGCATTTACCAGGTTTACGTACTGGACGCTGACGGTTCCGTGGAACAGGAAATTGTATTTGAATGTAAGTAATTAACAATTAAAAATAGAAAAGATTATGAGACTGTATAGATTTTTGGACGAAGACAAGAATATTGATGTGACATTGGTAACGGACGGAAGTCGCGACCAGAAGAAAGTATTCATTACCGAATCACCGCGTGGAATTACCCCTAAAGGAAACGTGACGGACCCGGAAGGCGGTGCAGAGCTTTTGAAGCTTGGTTTCAAATGGAATGTAGGTGAAGCCGTGATGCACGAGGAACTTGTGGCATTTGCAGAAGAAAAGGGTTTGGAATTAATTATCGACCCCCAGGGATTGAATGAAATCGTTGCGGTAACGGCAGAATGGAACGATGCAGACGCGTGTGTAATCACCATTAAAACAAGTGTTCCGGCAAAGAAGGATGCCGACATTTATTTCCCTAATAGCGTGAATCTGAATGAGAGCGCAGAAAGATTCGGTGTAATCAGAGGAGACCGCAAAACCCTCTCTACAAAAGTTATGTCCGGTAAACCTATGGCGTTCACGTTGACTGACCTTGGTCTGGATGCAAAGGAGGATTTGAATGTAGTCGTAATGGCCGACAACAATACGTGGCGCGAAGAACTTGTGGCACAAAACGCATAAGGATATGTTACGGTTATTGTTTACAACAGAGGACAATGTTCACCAAATGACCGTCGTAACCGACGGAATCGACGGTCAGATGAAGGTTTTCGTTACAGAGGGCCTCTATGGTGACGTGGAATATTATAAGGGGCTGGGTATCGTGATTGAACCCGGACACACCTATAATATCGGACAGTTCAAGGAATGGGCGTTTAAGGCGCTTGTTAAGCTTATCTCATATCCGGAAGGATTCGGAGAAGAAGGCGCGGTATTGTCGGACGTGCAGGAAGTTGTGGAATACGTATTGGAGACTAAAGAACCTACACTCAATTTCTCTGCAAAGGGAGGTGATGATATGTGCGTAGTGGCGTCTTCAAAGCAGACTTTCAAGAATGGACAACCAGTAGGACATCCGGAAGGCGTACCAGTGGAATTCTCAATATCTGGGGCAGGATTCAAGGTTGACGGTGGAGGACAAGTAACGGTTGACGAGAACCCCAACAACACGACAAGAAAAGCGGTAGTGACGGTTAAACAGAATGAAAGCGGAAAGACATTGCAGATTACATGCAGCCAGGCTGCATCTACTGTAACCTACGAATATGCGCTTACAGTAGACCCGACATCGGTAACGTTCGACGGTGCAGGAGGTGAAAAGCTGGTTACTGTGACTTCTACAAGAACAAAAGTCCTGAACGGGGTAAAACAGCAGGCAGAAAGCTATCCTACGGACATAGAGCTTGCAGGTGAGGGATTCAGCTATGAAGTGAGCGGAAACAACTACAATCTGAAAGCCGAGGAGAATACCGGGACCTCACAGAGAACGGGAAAGGCGGCCATTTCACAGGAAGGCGGAAAGACCGTACAAATGAACTTGACACAGAATGCGGCTACGGTGACGTATGACTATGCGCTTACAGCCAATTCACAGACCATACAGTTTGTGGCGCTTGGAGAAACGAAGAGTTTACAAGTTGTTTCAACAAGACAGAAAAAAGTTAACGGTAAACCGTCTGGTGATGTCGAGAAGGTGGATACGACCGCACAGATTACCGGAACCGGATTTAGCCAGACTTCATCTGAAACATCTAATGGAGAGAATTATAGTATAGTGGCGGCTGAAAATAAGGCAGAAACGGCTAATAACGGTTTTATTACTATTACACAGACTGGAAGTAACAAGACGGTAAAGGTTACGTTAACACAGCTTGCAGCGACAGTTACCTATGAATATACATTGACTACAGACCCGACAACACTTTCATTTGCAGCAGCAGGAGAAACAAAGACATTCGATGTTTCAAGCAAGAAGCAGAAGAAAGTGAACGGGAAGAATGACGGTTCACCTATGACGGTTGGCTACACTACTGTAGTGAGTGGTACGGGATTTACCAAGGGTTCTACTGAATATTCTGTAGTGGCGGATGCAAATACTGGCGCACAGCGTACCGGAACGGCAGTTGTCACGGCAGCAGAAGGAGGAAAGAAAGCGACGGTAAATCTAACTCAATTGGCAGGAGCATAAAATTTATTCATGATGGGAAAGAGAAAAGGAAAGATAATACAAAAAGCGGAAAAGCCGGATTTGGTTGCAAGTCTTTCGAGTTTGTCCATTGAAGAGATAGACAGGCTGCAAAAGGCCGCTCCTATGGCATTCCAAAGCAAATTGCAGGCTGCGTTAAACTCAAACGATGCAGGGGAGATAATGAAGGCTAATTTGTATCTGGGAGAAATCAATAGACAGCCTACAAAAATTCAGTCTGTTTTCTTTGACCCTAACGACATATCCGGTAACGGAAGAGGATTCAAGGATTCTAAAGGGGTTCTGTCCTTTTCCGTATTGCGCCGGATGGGGGACATTCATATAGTGAAAAGTATCGTGTCTACACGCGTGGAACAGATAATGAACTTTATGGATTTTTCGGAAGACGAGCAAAAGGAAGGCTTCACAATCAGAAAGAAGAAGAGCCTTTTTTCTACCGGGGATGAGAAATTGACAAATGAGGACAAGAAAAAGATTTCAAAGATAGTTGATTTCCTGGAAAAGGGAGGATGGACGGACAAATGGGACAATGTGGACAGCTTGCAGGAATTTGTAAGTAAAATAATGTCGGACAGTCTCACATTAGACCAGTTGGCCTTTGAAATGGTCCGCAACAGAATGTGGGAATTGCAGAAGTTCCGCGCTGTGGATGCTTCTCTGATACGTTTTCTTGACAGCGTAGACCCAAGACAAAGGGAAGGTTTCGAGCAGTACAGATTCAAGGGACATTTGCCGCGTTACTGTATGGTGTGGGATGAGATGATTCTTCATAACCCTATAACGAAGGAACCGATATTGTATTACCCGTGGGAGCTTGGTTTTGGTATCAGAAACAAGACATCTGATGTAAGAAGAAACGGATATGGGGTATCGGAATTGGAAACGTTGGTGAATATCATAACCTGGATATTGTGGGGTTTTTCTTATAATGCGAATTTCTTTTGTGTTTCACCAGAAACACTCGTTACGACGAATAAGGGTTTAAGAAGAATAAAAGATTTGGTAGGTACAGAATTTGAAATTTTTGACGGTGTGGAATACTGCAAGGCATCCGCATACAAGACAAGAATAGATGATTTGTACGAAACAAGACTGTATAACGGCTTAAAGATAAGAACAAGCCGAGAACACAGATTCTTGACTATAACGGATAAAGATAAGTCTCCCAAATGGAAAGAACAAAAGGATTTGACTACAGACGATTACTGTCTTGTGGATATAAATACCTATGGCGATTTCCACGAAGAGGATTATTTTATAGGAAGAGAATATTTTAGAGAATTTACTAACCCGACAAAGGAAGCTGTACTTAAGAAGGAGAGAATCTTTACACCTTCTTTGGAAATGGTGAAGGATAAGAATTTCTGGGAAATGATTGGCTTTGCTTTGGGGGACGGTACCTGGTTGGAACACAGTCTTGAAATTTTTCCACATCATACAAAAGATAAAAAACTTTTTGGTGATTTTTCTAAAGTGTTGGATAAATACGGAATAAATTACCGTATAAAGAAAGGTAATCCTTCTACACAAAGGAGTGATGGGGAATATGGATATCCGTATATATTCATATATGATACATGTTTTATTGATTGGTTTATAAGTATAGGATTCGGATATACAAGAGATAAGAAGATACCCGTTTCCGTATTTAACTTGCCGGAAGAGTTGAGATGTGCGTTTTTGAGAGGTCTGTTTTCGGCAGACGGCCACACGTCTGCAAATATAATGGGTTATAAAACTCCTACTATTTGTTGTGTGAATAATGATTTGAGACAAGATATATTACAGTTGTTGTTAAGTGTTGGGGTTGCTGCGAGAGAGTGCAATAGAAGTAAAAGCAGATATAATGACCCAGTAACACTTGTTATTCAAGATGTAATGTCTTTTGTTAATAAAATAGGTTATTTGCAAGATTATAAAAATGAAGGTATATCAAGAGGAGAAAGAACAAAGGACAAATGGGACTTGGTGCCTAACTCCCTGGCTCTGGATATACTGGAAAACAACAAGGGAGGTGATATATCTTTTTCTAAGCATCATGTGAAAAAAGGTGGAAGGATAAGCAGAGGTAAGCTCATAAGGGTTTTGATAGAGGCTGGATGCAGTGTACCGGAAATATTGAACTACCATTTCTATAAAGTAACGGACAATTCTAAACTTGTAAAAGAGAAAGAGCAACTTTATGATATAGAGGTATTCAATGACAAGCACATATTCCTTGCCAACTATACGGCAGTCCATAACTGCCAGGGTTCGCAGCCTAAAGGGTTTATCAATATAAAGAATCCTAACATATCAAACAGCACATTGCAGGAGTTTAGGCAGGCATGGACACAGACGATGGCAGGATACCAGAATTCGCACCGCACCCCAGTCATAAACGGTATTGATTTGGAATGGGTTGATTTACAGAAACTTAGCAATCGTGATATGGAATTTAACGAATGGATAAAGTTTCTTATTATAATGACATGTTCCGTATACCGTATAGACCCGTCCGAACTTGGATTCAATTTCAAGGAAAGTCAGCAGATATTCGGACAGGACGGGCAGCGCGAAAGATTGAAGCACAGCCGGGAAAAAGGATTGAAGCCTCTATTGATATTCTTGCAGGGTGTCATTACAAAGTATATTGTGAGTGAGCTGGATGAAAACTACGAGTTTGCATTTACCGGAATAGAGGTGGAAGACGAGGAAGCACAGGTAAAACTGGATTCTGAAAAATTGAGTAGCGGAATGGTTTCTATGCAGGACATATTCAAGAAGTACAACGGACGTGACTTTGACCCCGAAAAGGACATCATTCTTAACCAGGTATACCAGGGGATGAAGCAGGCAGAAGAACAAAACAAGATGTTCGGAGCTTCACAGCCTGGACAACAGCCGGAAGGTGTACCGGAGGACGAGGAAGACCCGTTCGCACAATACAAGTCGTTTAACGACAATCCTATAATGAAACCAGCAGTTGACTATTATTTAAAAAATCTTTACAAATAAGAAATTATGGAAACTTTCGATGATTTAAAGTTAGAAAGATATATAAACAAGGCTCTTTTGGAAAAGAGCCTGGGAAGACCAGAGATGTATGACGGTCTTCTGGAGATTGCGAAGGCACAACAAGGCGTATATGTGAACAACGCGGTAAACCGGAAGCTTGGCATTGTTGGACTGCCATATAAGAAAAGAAAGGCTACGGAGGAAGAGAAAGCCGATTTAACCAAGACAACGGAAGACCTTTATAAAGAAGGTAGTGCGTGGAAGCGAGACAGACAGATTAAAGTACATAATAAAATAAAGTCCGAATATCGGAAGAAAATGCTATTTGAGACAAAACCGCGTGCTTACTTAATGCTTGGTGGTGGTGGTTCGGGTAAAGGGTATTATCTTAAGAAGATGAAGGAGAAAGACCCTTCTATAGACAAGTTACCCGTTATTGACGTGGATGATATGCGCGATATGATACCGGATTACGAAAGAGTGAAGGGGTTAGACCCGAAGAAAGCATCTTCTTATGTGCACGAAGAGGTATCGGATATAGGTAAAGCGATAGACAAGGAATATATAAAATCTAAATCTTCTTTTGTAAAAGATGCTGTATTTGGAAACCCGGCAAAACTTGAAAAATTGGTTGATGAATTGAAGGCACAAGGTTACGATGTCTATTTGGTAGGCGTG